GGATGTTAAGCAGCACCTCGCCCGAGGCACCCCCATCTCGAACAACAACGGATCCATTAGCGAGTCCTGGCATAACGAGCATACCCTTGAGCCGAGTCCTGGCCCCATACACGATCGCGGTGACTGTGACGGGTACGCTTTTGACGTCTGTTTGAATACTCACAGGACAGCCCCTTTGGTCGAAGCCTTCTTGGGCTTTACGACCTTTGCAACGACGTGCTTGACAAGATCCACAGGCTTATGCGGAAAGATACCTCGTGCGGCCAGTTCTTCAGCCGAGGCGGGTTTGAACAGCTTGTTCATGTGACACCCCTTAAGCAGCAGCGATGGTGACGCCGGCCGAAGAGATCCAGTTGGTGCCGTCTGAGACCGCCACTGTGGGGGCGCCTGCGCGGCCGTTGGAGACAAAGATGCTTGTGCCCGTCAGGCCCGTTGCTGCTGGCGCGCTTGCCACCGTGAAGGTAGGGAGCTGAACTGAGCCCACAAAACCGTTGTCTGAGTTTACGGGGCCGGAGAAGGTAGTGCTACCCATGATGATTCCTTACATGCATTGAGGTGTATCTGTCTGCATGTTGTCGGCCCGGAGCCGTCAGATACACCGGAGTTCCGGGGTTGCGTGATTATGTCACTTATTTGAGGAAGCTGTCCATACCCACCGTTTCTTACCACAATCATAGATGCGACCAGCGCCCATCAGAAAGGTCATGTCTTGCTCTGTCCTAGGATCCGTCTCGGGATCGAAGCTGTCTGTTACCCCGTGCTCCAACAAGCGCTTGGGCAGCACACGACGCTGGTAGTGGGACTTTGGGCGCACCCCGATCTTGGGGCTCCACACTTGGTAGTCCGGGGCCACGTCTGCCTCGAGCTCAAAGCCCAGCTGGGTGTACATGCCACCATCAAAGTAGCGGTTGTCCGAGAAGCTCTTGACCTCTATTGGGTTGAACTCTGTGAGGAATGCTTTGAACAGCCTAGATGCAGCACCTGCCACCGTGATCCTGGTGGCGTAGCGGCCTAAGGTCCATGTGCGTTTTGCGGCACCCGTGCCACGATCATTGGCACCCAAGACGAAGCGCATACAGGCCACGATCTTCTCCTTCCAAAACAAGGCATAGTGCTCCCCGGCGCCTGCACCGCCCTGTGGGTGGTACTTGTTGTAGAACACCCGTGCCTCAGAGGTCTCTATCTTGCGCAGCTCGCACTTGCGTGCCATCAGCTTGCCCCGGGACTTACCAGCAGCGTTGCGCAGCAACCGGCGCAGGGCATACTCATGCTCCAGCCACTCGGACTCATAGATGGTCAACAAGCGCACTCCAGACTCTTTGCAGGCAAGGTACTTGGCGACGTGCTTTTTCTTGTCCCGCTTCTCATCCTCAGCGGTGAAGTGGCTGTGCCAGTACATCCCACAGTATTCAATGGCCAGCTTGCGCTCGGACATGTAGATGTCCAGCTCCTTGGGTTTGATGAGTGTGCGGTCCCGTTGCAGCGCCTGGGTGTAGATGGACATCAGCCGGAAGATGCGGTCTTCTTCTTTGGACGCCATGTGGTTGCACTGAGGGCAGGGGTTTTTACGGCTCAAGTGGTTTGTTGGCGTCTGCTGCAGCAGCAACCCATGCTTAACGCACCGGAACTGGATGTACTTCTTGGCTGCAATGTATTCTGTTTCAGAGTAATCAAAGGTGTCCCCCCAAAGATCTTTTGCCTCTTTTATAAAAACTGAGTTTTGCTTTGGTATGGACTGTGCAGACCTGATTACTGCGCATTTTGGGCAGCCCTTCCCCTGCATGTGGTTTGTGGGTGTCTGCATAAAAACACCATGATCATTACAGTTTATAGGTAGCAGCGTGTGTGCACCCAGGTAGTGTGTGGCGTCATACAGGTAGGAACCTTTGTGCAGTGCAGTAGCTGCCAGAACAAAACCGGGGCCGTCAGAATACGCCCTGCGGCGGTCTGTGGTGTGTGTATGTTTCTCCATGGCCCTTTCACGTCCGCACATTGTGCAGGTGCCTGCAGAGGCAAACCTTGGGGCGATGTGCCCTCGAGGGCAGGGGAGCCCTGTGAAGTAGTGCCGCTCTCCAGCAACTTGAGCTTCTGTTCGAGATTTGTGCATTGTCATATAGGTTAGTAGCGGTCGTTTGCAGGGTCGTACAGATTAGTGATGTGCGCCAAGTGTACACCATCACATAGGTTAGTAGAGGAAAAAGATATGACCTTCAAAAGACTCCAGACGTAAGAAAGCCCACCGAAGTGGGCTTTTGTAGTACCTTAGTGTGCTTTATGCACCTGGGGAGGCAAACATACCCAGTGGATCGCTGAAGCCGAAGCTGTAACGCTCCCGTGCCTTGTAACGCATATTTCCAGTATCAAAATCGGAATCACTTCCTGTCTTCATGGGAACACGCTCAAAGTGCCTGAGGCCGTTGGGGACATCAGTGCAAAGGAACCAGGCATCCGGATCGTTCAAGTAGTGGTTAATTCTGTAGCCCTGGGGGATGGCTCCAGTGGACCGCAGCGCGTTGATGTCGTTGTCCGCCGTGGCAACCCGCAGGTCAGTCTTCATCAGGCGCTCAATGATGAATTGTGACTGGGTAGGCACCACAGCCTTCAAAACACGAGAGTTGATCAGAAGACCACGCTCATCAGTCCACTGAGAGATCTGGATGATCGCATTCTCAAGCGCAGTCTCATTGAGGTCCGATGGGACAGCAGGAGTGTTGGAGTTCACACCGCCACCAACCAGGGGGTGCTGTGTGCTGAACAGAGCGACGCCATCACCACCAGCAAAGGAGGCATTGAAACCGTTGTTCAGCACTGCAGCGGCCTTGACCTGCTTGGTGTTGGCCATGGCACGGGCCAGGGCTTTGGTGTAGCGAGCCGCGACGGAGGCGTAAAGGTTGTCTTCTACGGCTTCCTCGGTAATCGAAAAGCCCAACACCACAGTCTCATGGACATAGCGCGAAGTGAACGCCTCCTGTGCGTTGTCAAAGGCCATAGCAGCGCCTTCAGCTTTCACTGGGGCGGCGGCAAAGCCAGACAGCTTCACTTCTTCTTCAAAGGAGCGATCGCTGGACTCGGTCTCGAAGATCTCTTTGTGCTCTTCGATGTAGGTTTTATACTCCAGGCCGAACAGGGCGTTCAGGCCGGGGAGCAGCTCTTTAAGCATTTGTGCGCGGGAAATAGCCATGGTGAGCTCCTTAGATGCCGACGGCGTTGGTGAAACTGTGGAACCCGGGGTTGAACTTGATCAACACATCGGGGAAGGCGTCGCCGATTGGAGAAACAACGGCCACAATGCGGAAGGCCGCAGCAGTGGTAACGGTGTTCGACTCAATGGCGCTGGTAGAGTTGCCGGTGCGAACGGTACCCGTCGCGGACGACTGAGCGGCTGCGAAGAAGGTATTGGCGCCAATGTCCGACTGATCGATCACACCATTCATCTGCGCCTTGAAGAGCACGTTTGGATCAGCGACCACGAAAGCCTTGATCGCGGTGCCGACCGGGGCTGCATAACCTGCAGGATAGAACGTGTCGTTGATCAGCTGACCTTGACCGTTGATGTACTCAACGCCGAGGAACACACCGATGGTGCCGACAGGGAAGTTGTTACTATTGCCATCTGCACCGGTACTGGTGACCAAGGTGATGAAGCCATCCGCACCAATAGCAACCACCTGACCCGTAAACAGGTTGGTAGCGATACCAGCAGGATTGACAAGATACTGCTCAACAGCACCTGCGTAAGCAATGCCGTCAGAACGACGAATGGGCTTGAGCCCGCCGGGGGATGAAGTTTTAGCCATATTGAACTCCTAGTTTAAGAACCGTTTCCGAAACCCCTGCCCTTGGTCACGCTAGTTTTAACTTTGCTGAACTTAGGCATAAGGGCGCTATTTTGGGACATGTACTGCTCGTCCACACTCGACATCTGCTGCGCGTTTTTGTTTGCGTAGTATCGACGTCGAGCAATCACCTTCTCTTCTGCGTTCTTGCAGAGCATCAGTCCACCCACTTCGACGTTGCCATCCTTGTCTCTAAGATGGATCAACTCGGGGTAGTCTTCAGCCCTGACCGGAACCCAACCCTCACGGAACCGCTGTGACACGTTGCGTCCGTTGGCATCACCCAGCACGTGAGTGGCTACCCATCGAAAGCTCCAGCCGGGCTCTGCCTGGGGAATGGGAAGTTGATCTGGTGGAACGTAGTCAATCCGCTCGTCTTGTGCACGAACCTCTTGTTCGCGGGTGCTTCGTGTAACCATGCTCATTCTCCTTTTCCGAACAACTGTGCCGCATACTGCTGCGGTGTGATATTTAGCCTTTTACACAAATTGACCTGCGACTGAGTCAAGGTGACTCGGCGCTTGCCTGACTGCGTGCGCTCTACAGCAGCAACCGGTGAGGCTGCTTTGCGGCGGGGCGCTGACTCATTACCTGCGGTGTCGTTCGAGGAGTAAAGCTCTGGAAACCGTTGCTTCATGCGAGCGTTGATCTGCTCG